GAATGCTCGGCGTGCGAAGCGGCACGCAAGCAGGCCGACGCCGACGCGAGCCGGTACCAGCAGCAACTGGCCGAGGTCCGCAAGCTCGCAGACCTGGTCGACATCGAACTGTGCGGCGTCAACACGTCCCAGATCGAACCCCTGGTCGAGGCGACCCGACGGTTGATCGCAGCAGTGCTCCGTCTGCGTGACTGACTTCAAGGTCGGCGATCTAGTTGTGCCGAGTGAGGATCTACTCAACATCCCCTCCGACTGGTACCGGGATTTCAACTTCCTGGGCCGGATCGAGGACGTAATCGTAAAGGCGAACTCAGCGGAGGTGGTCGTAGACTGGTTCAAACGTCCGCCGCGGGGCCCGAAGCGGGGTCGATACATGGCGACCAGCATCCAGCACGCGGACGTAGTCACCAGGATCGGAGACTTGGACGTCACATGATTGACCGGAACGAGCGACAGCGCGGCTACAACGACGCGAAGGCGGGCCATGGCCCGGTGTTGTTCGACGGTCCGTACATGATCGGCTACCGCCGAGGTCGCGCCGAAATCGGTCTGCCTATGGAGCACAAGCCGGCGAAAGAGGAAGGGCCGCGCACGCTCGACCTACCGACGCACGCATGTCCCGAGTGCGGACGCCGGCACATGACTCCGGCCGACAACGAGCGCGTCAACGCGCACCACCGCACATGCGTCCACTGCGCGTTGCCGGTCTTCTACGATTACCTGCTCAAGTCGGACGTGTGGGCGGCGACCGGACTCGGTTACCACGACGGCGTGTTGCATCTGCCGTGCGTGGAAGCGCGCATCGGACGACGACTCAGCCTGGCTGACTTCGAGGACTCGTGCGCGAAGCAGGGCCAATCGATCAACGATGGAATCCGATGGGCGTTCGCCGCCGCTAGCGAAAAGACCTAGTGGCGGCCCTCGACGAGATCCTGCGGCTCGCTGCGCGCCACGTGCGCGCGTGGCCAGAGTGGATGCGGCGTCCCGAGTACAGAGGTCCGCAAAGCCAAGTGCGGAAGCAAGTTAAGACGGAGAAGTACCGTCGAGGAGGTCGGCGGGTAGAACACGACTGAACCGCTTGAACCAGATCTACTTTCGCTCCTCGCGCTTCACGGTCGGTGCCACTGTCACGGTGGAGCTACAACTGCGTCTGGTCGAGCCGGTGCGCTTTCGCTTGATCGTGCGCCGGAACGCGGACTCGTGCGGCACCGTGCTGGTGCCCGACCAGATCAAGTACGCAACGGCCAACGTTGAGATCGACGGCGACTACGTGTTGGCTGGTCCGAAGACGTGCAGTCCGTTGTGGGTGCGCTACCGGAATACTGACATCGAGCGCGTCGAGGCTGTGCAGATCCAGATTGAGTGGGAGCCGTGGACGGTGATTGACCGGATAGCCCACCTGGAAAACGGGTAGAACACAACTCATGGGTAGAGCACAACTCATGTTTGTCCTGCGCCCGCTCTCCTCCGCTGAGCAAGAGATCCTCGGACTGGCCGCTGAGATCACCGGCCGGATCACGGACGCCAAGAGCGTCCCTCGCTGGACAAGCTCATGGAGATTCAACGCGCCGGACGCATCGGCGACGAGCCCGTGCGCGTGGTGCTCCACGGTCAGCCGGGCGCGCCGTTCTTGTTGGACTCGCGGCCTGGTAGAACGAGCCCGTGAGTCTCATCCGCTCCACCTCGAACCCGGAAGGGATGTACGTGATCGGTGGGCTGACTCAGCCCATCGAGATCATGTCCGGCCACGGCTGGCACCTGAGCAACATCGGCCCGGATCAGGGCAGCATGGTGGTGCCGAAGGACGTCTTCTACCGCGCGGCTCGCAAGGCCCAGCGATCGATCGTGGTCGAAGAGGAGTCGGTCGAGGTCGACGGCTTCAAGATCGAGGAGCGGCTCATCTACGTGAAGTCGGGGCGACCGGTTCCGGCCGACAGGTTGTTGTCCAAGAGGTCCAAGAAACAGCTTGCCGAGACGATGTTCGCGATCAAGCTCTCCTACGGAGACAAGTACGTCTACATGTACCGAGTGACGTGGGACTACATCTGCCGGAGCGCGGTGGCGCAACAGAACTGGGAACGGCAAGAGGAGCGCGAGTCACAGGACATCGTGACCAAGATCGGCCGGCTGGCGCGGCGAAAGAAGAGCGGATGACGATCGACTTGTTCAGTCTCGCCGTCGGAACCATGCTCGGAGTCCTGCTCGGTCTGCTCGTACCGATGATCTCGCCGTGGGTGGGCGCGCTGTGGTGCGCGCGCTTCGGCCACACACCGCCGCCGACCTTCCGAGCGCACTTCGGCTGCCCCGAGTCCAACGTCACCTCTCTTGTCCGGTGCGCGATGTATCGATGCCGCCGCTGCAATCTGATGATCGACATCACCAGTCGGGCCCAAGCTGAGGCGCTTGGCATCGACCCGGCGGATTGGTGGAAGAAGAAGTGACGAACCCCGCGAACCCAGTCAAGGTACTAGTGCTCCTGGACCACACCACCGGCAAGACGATGGGCGTGCCTGTCTACGTCGAGCAGACAGATCATCCGGTCAACGAGCACTACGGCAAGGTGGTCAAGGTCAGGTTGTGTCCGGGGCACAATTACCCGGACTTCTACCCAGACAGCGAAGTCAGTCGGCACCTGGCCAAGGGAAGCATCACGGAGCCGGATCACTTCTTCGAGCAGTCGATCTTCGAGCCTGGTGCTCCCGATTCGATGGACGAGCGCGGGCCGCGGTTCAAGCCGCCAGAGGGTCTGAACGTGGCCCAATGCACGGAGAGCGACACTGGCAAGGTGCGCTACTACTTCGTGTACATGCTGGAAAAGCTCGACGAAGCGGAGACGCCGCGCATCGGCTTCGCGATGTCCCAGGACCAGTCGGAGAAGTTCCGCACCTGGCGCAACGACGCAATCCACGAGGAGTGTCGGAAGCGCAAGGGCGATGTGGGTGGCGCGATCACGTTCCACTTCACGCCGACCATGGCGGGCATCGTGGTCAAGGCGTCGTGCTGCATCTGCAAGAACGAGATCGACCTGTCCGACTACGAGAACTGGTAGCGGATGAAAGACGATCAGGATTTGTTGTGGTGGCTGTGGGGCGCCGACGCCTTCGCTGGCCCCAGCGCACCGGCCAAGCAACCCGATGGGCCAAGGAAGCGAGTCGCGTCCATGAGTGGCGCTCACCTTGGGGGCAGTCGCGTCTACGGCACCCCGCGCCCGGACTCCGACGTCGACATGTGCGTTCTGGTGTCCGCTGAAGAGGCGAAGATCCTGGGCGACAACGCCGACGAACCCAACGGACCGCGCCCCGGCTGGGGGAGCTTCCCGGTCCGTTACGGACGGCTGAACATCATCGTCTGCACCGATCCCGACGTGTACGCCAAGTGGCTGGCCGGTCGGGACGAACTGCGTCTCGCGGCGCCGGTCACGCGCGATCGAGCCAAGGCGGTGTTCGCCCGCCTGGGAGTCTCCAAGCCGTGAGCGATCTACCAACTGGCGACGCGACCACTCGCGCGTGTTCTTGGGAGGAGTTCCGCGATTCGGGCCTACTGTGGTGGGTCAATCGCACGCTGCACCTGTTCGGGTGGGCGATCGTTGTCGAACTCGACGAGAACAAGGCGGTCGAGCGGGTCTTTCCGGCGCGCGTCACGTACATGGGGTTCTGCGAGGACGCCGAGGATCGCGGCTTCCTGCGCCTGCGCACCTGGATGGCTGCCAACGGGCCTGCTCTTCAGGCGCACGTCGAGCGAGAGCAGAAGAAGCCGCGGGAGACAGACGTCGCTGTGGCCAGCGCGTGCAAGCACCCCAACCGGGTTCGACTCGGCCGTGACCCCGAGGGCGACATCCAGTACCGCTGCCCGGATTGCAGCGCGGTCTTCTGGTGGCCGTAAAGAGGAACCGCATGACCGAACGTGACTACGAGAACTACGTCTGGCTCGTCAAGACGATCTCCGAGGCCGGCTTCGTGTGGAGCAAGGGTGCGCAGTCGTGGCAGCGCCAGCGCGACGACGCAGCCATCTCGGACGAGGCGCTCCTGGACGTCGTGCGCACATGGCCCGCGTTCGTGCCGCGAATCGCGGCGGCCTTCGAGCAAGGAGTCAAGGGTTTCGTGATCTCGGCCGACGCGAACGACGATCCGCTTCGCTGGACTGTGACTTTCGAGCCGAGTCGCTGAGTGAGGATCGACGTGATCCGCAGTCAATTCGAGCGCTGGCTCGACGGGCAGCCGATCAAGCTGCACCTGGCGTACAATGCGCCCGATGCCGACGTCTACATCGGGCGACACGGCAAGCAGCTGGTTATCACGGCTTCGTGGCTTGGACCGCGCAGTCTGTTGTCCGACATCGTCAACGAAGCGGTCGTGATCCACGAACTAGGTCACGTGCTGGGCGAGCGAGATCCGACGCGACTCGCACTGCCGAACTTCGGAATGGTGCGCTACTGCCGGCCACTCGATCAACGCGACTACTCGCACCTGGATCCCCGGACGGAGATCATCACGGAAGCCCGCACACAGGCGGTGGTCAGAGCCCTGCGGCGCGACTTCGGCGTCGAGGTCAGCCCAGACCCGATCCGAGTGACCCAGAGACTGTCACTCTCGGACCTGGCGTTCACCAACGAACAAGCCGCGGCGATCGTGAGTGAGCACGCCCAAGAACTCCTCGCACTGGAGCGTGACGAGTACACGCTTGCCAGGCTGGAAGAGGCTGTGGCGCGCTTGACCGAGATCGAGGCACGGCGGTCGTACTCGTGGAGCATCTGTGGCTGATTCGGCCCACCCGCCCCCACTGAACTTTCTCCAGAACCACTACAACCTATGCCGGCAGCGCGGCGACCTTCACGGCGTGTATGTTGTCGTCAATGATCTATCAGACGAGACGGCCAAGATGCTGAAGGACACCTACGAGCGGTTCTATCAGGACTCGATCGTGGGACGCGTGGCGACTCTGGACAAGGATGGAGAATGAAACGCGTCGGCGGTCGCCTGGTACATGTGCGCTGCGAGCCTCAGTACGCCAGTGAACCGGCGCAGGTTTACTTTGAGGCGCGCGCTCGCGGGCTTGGTATGGATCTGAAGCCGAGTGCTACTGCGAAGTTGGCCAAGCGTAGTTGGCCGTGCGTGATCTGCGGTGACTTGCTGAAAGAGCCGGTGCTCTTGATTCTCGACCACGCCGGTGCCGAATCGTAGCCACGCAGGAGAGCAGTGATGTTCGACTTTCGCGATGATCGTCCCTACAAGGTGATGTTCTGCTGCGCTGCCATGGTGCTCCTCTCGATTGGCGTTTCGATCGGACTGGCGATCGGGTCGGCGAGAGGTCCGGCAGCGTCCGGGTCCGGGTCCGGGTCGTCCGAGTCTCTGCCAAAGGAGGGCGATCCCACGCTTCGCCCCAATCGATTCCAAGAGGACGATCCGTCAGTCGAGCGCACCCCGGGGCCGGCGAAGACGAGTAGCAGATGAGCCACGTTCAACTACGCCACGAGAAGGTCTGTCTTCGGCGTCCGTACATGGTGAACGGGAAGCTCGTGCCGATGGGCGGCTCGGCCTACTGCGACGGCAACGTGTGCTTCGGGATGGGTGCCCGCGGCACCAGCGATCCGGGTAAGGCCACGTGCCGGGCGTGTCTGGTCGAACGCGATCGGGAACAGCGGCGCGAGGCTCGACGGTCAATCGTGGACAGGATCGGAGAACTTCAAGAGGACGAACTTCAAGAGGACGAATGATGCGCGCACAGTCATTCCTGAGAAGCGTGCTCGGGTCGGGGGTCCAACTGGTCAAGGTGGACGCTCCGATCTTCTGTGCGCGCTACGTGCGCGGACGAGTTCACTCTGGTCTGCTGCACGCCGATGTGCGCCGGCCGGCTCTTAGAATCTTCGAGGATGAGGCGCACGTTGCTGAGGCTGCCCAGCACGAAGACTGGCAGACGCTCTACGTCTACGAGGTGCGCGTCCTGGAGGACAAGAGGATCGCGCTCCGTGCTGACGTCGATCCTGGTCCGTTCGTGTGCTGTCACAGCGGGCGGTGTTGCTGTCTGTGGCACCCCGAGAGAAAGGTGGCACGCCGTGGAGTCCGCTGAAGGCGTCCATGTTCACGCCAATGGCATTGTGACTCTGAATGGATCACGATTGGTCCACTGGAGCTACCCGGAGATCTATGATCGCGAGAAGCAGGACTCGCTGGAGATCGCGCTGGAGCACACTCGTGCCGCGGATTCCATCCGCATCAAGTACGACTCTCAACGAGACGGTTGGGTGATCGAACAGGCGTCCAAGTTCGAGTGGGACGAAGATGAAGACGAGTGCGATTCCGATTGGCAAGAGGTCGCCTTCATCAAGGCGTGGGCCCGTGGCAACCCGCCGTGAACCTCGCGACACAGATCGGGAGATGCTTACCCGTAAGTGGGTGGGCATTTTGCGGTCGACCGGTCTCGGCGGCGCTCACGCCGAGTTCGTGGCTCAGGTAATCGAGGCCGAGGCTCATTTCATGCGGCCCGATTCGACCAGGGCCATGGGCACCATCAATCGCTACGTGATCCCTGTGGCCCAGGTTGTGAGTCATCACTGCTATCCGATTCGCGGACTGCTACTCCGGGACCGCGACCCGCTCGGCCAGATTGAGGGGATGCTGCACTCATCGTTCGTGCAGATGCTGACGGCGACCGATTCGGTGGTCGACGTAGTCGGATCGCTCGGAAACAACCTGGTGATGTGGGAGACGTGGAACGGGTACCGCGTCGGAATGGCCGACCGACTACTGACTGCGGTTCGCAACGAGGTGGAATATGACCGGGAGCGCGTCCAACGGGAACGAGATCGAGTATCTGGAGCCGATTGAAGACGGAATTCTGAGCATGATCGGCACGACTATCGGGCGCATCGACTCTTCTCGGCCGAACCTGGCCAACTTGCCGCGGTCGTGGGGCGGCCCCAAGGTCACTCGCGCGCAGGAGAAGAAGCTCCGTCGTCTGCGACGGAACGCGCGTCATCCGGGCGCATTCACCTTCGTGCCCGGTGAGTTGCCGCTGATCGAATGGATCGGATTGCTGGACAAGTGAAGAAGCTACCAGTCTGCGTGTTTCCGTTCAGTTGCCCCCAACGCACGACGTGTGGTCGGTGTGGGTTTGGCCGACCCTGCGTGTTTCAAGCGGCGCCTGGATGAACGAGTCGCTAGAAGACTTCGGCATCCGGCTCACGTCCGAGGAGATCCGCGCGCCAGTCGGGCGTTTGACTGGAATGCTGACCGAGGCGTTCAAACAACAGATTCGCGCTCTTCAAGTGGGTGATCGAGTGGCTGACATGGCCGGACGCAGAGGGTCCGTCACTGAGGCCCCGCCGTCCGACGTCGATGCCAGCGAAGCATGCTGGTACTGGTTCGGAGTCCTCTACGACGGCGACAAGGAAGACCGTCCGACTCGCGGATGGGCGCTTCGCCCCCTGTCGGTCGTAGATCGGATTGCCGAGTTGTCAGAGTAGTGGCCTGCGCCCCCACGGCGCCGACGAATGCAGCCAACGCGGGTTGGAGTCGAGCCCCGCTTCGCAGTCCAGGATTGCCAGAGCGCCCACCAGTAGCGGCACCAGCCGCGGGCACGTGCAGTCTGGCTCGCACTGGCCGCACAGGCAGTGACCAGGACCGCTGGCTTCGAGCATCGGCAAGGCTGTCTCTTCGAGTCGGCGCACCTCACTGCGCAGCCACAACTCGTGTCGTGCCTCTGTAAGTGCTTGCTTGTTCCCAAGATGCGGTTTCATCGGTAGCTCCTGCTGAGCTACCCGTGGCTCACCGTGAGCTACCAGGTGGCTCCCTCTGAGCTACCTGAACGCCGAAGCCCGGCGCACCTGACATCAGGTAGAACCCGGACAGGTAGAACCCGGACATGGCAAAGAAGAAGAGACCCAAGTCGCTGCGGGTCGTTACGGTTGGCGACCTGAAGCGCGCGCTGGCCAAGTACTCGGATGACCGACCAGTCTGCGTGACCTTCGTGGGCTGTTACTTCAGCGCCAATGTCAGCGTCGGTCTCCACGGCGTCGAGCGGACCTACGTCGAGATCCGAGGCAACCATGAGTGACGGCATGAACGACGCCAGCGCGCTGGACGAGTTGGCCGGCAAGGTAGTCACGGCGGCGCACGAACTGGCCGAAGCGCTCAGGAGCGCCCGCCGTGGGTATCGCGGGCTGGCAGTTGGCGGCCTGACCGAGATCGTCAACAGGCAGCTGGAGAGCACGCCTTTCCGGCTGGTCGAGCGGAAGGATCCGTACGCATGACTGCCAGGCAGGCGCGCAAGGACGGCTGGACGCTCGGCGGATGGACCGACAAGAAGATGCCCGACCTGGCTCCGCTCCAAGAACTGTGGAAGCAAGGCATCGAGTACGTGTGGGTCTACACGAATGCCAGCTTTCGCAAGCGGGACGTGGTCCACTGCTCGTCGATCGACGGAGTGCGCCTGTTCGTCGGATCAGTGCGCTACCACCTGGAGCATGCGAACGGCCAGATCGAGGGCCTTCGCTGGTGGTGGAAGCCGGTTGGTCCGACTCCCAAGGCGCCGCGTTGCAACCCCGCAAAGCGCGCCGAGTCGATTGTTGAGAGGGTTGCCAAGCTCGCCGACGACTAGCTCTCGGGCAACTCCAGGGCTACGCGCTCGGCCTCGTTCTTCGACTCGTCGCTGACCAGGCTGAGTTCGCAATAGCCGCTGACTGCGTAGCCCCACAACTGCATCAGTTGTTCGTAGTCGGCCTGCGAGTAGCGACCGCGGGCCACCAGCGCGGTGATCGTGTTGAAGTCGCCCGAGATCAGACCGTCCACCAGGTCGCGGACCAGTTGATTCGCCTGGAATCGGATCGACCCATCTTTGTCTCTGTGGATCGGCTGCATCGGCTGCTTCATGCTGTCGTTCTACCCTGGTAGAACCGGTCCCATGCGCTACGCCAGCGCCGACGATTGCCCGGATCGAGGCAAGCACACACCGCAGCCCGAAGGCTACGTGGAGCGCTCGTTGTGGGCTGAGAAGAAGCTCCGCACCCACACTCAGTGGGCTGAGAAGAAGCTCCGCACCCACACTCAGCACCGCTGTTCGTCGTGCGGGTTCTACGTCATCTGGAAGCGACGGCCGGTCAGGAAGACGCGCGCGGGGCGGAAGCGATGATCCGACGCTTCGCCGGGAAGACTTGGACCTTGGTGCGTTGCGGGAAGGCGATCTTGACCGAGGGCATCTCCAAGATGTTGTGCCCGCGCTGCGTGCTCGCCCATGGCCACCACGGGAAGTGCGAGCCCAACGCGGCGGGCAAGCGCTTTCTGGAGTGGCGAGCGCAGCGATGAGACTCGCCCGCGGCGACCGAGTGCGACTCGTACGCCAAGCTGACATGGAGGGCGGTTTCCGCGAGTTGACTCGCTACGAGCAAGTCACAGGAACGGTGTCAGCCGTTTACGTCGGCAAGCTCGCACAAGATCGCTCCTACTGGGTCAACTGGGACGTGCCGGCGTTTGGCTACGACGCCTGTATGGTTTGCGAACACGAAGTCGAACTGGCCGAGACAATCATCGACAAGATCGGGCGCCTCGACGCCCATGGAGGCTGATGTGCGAACGCTGGTGCTCGTTGCGGTCGTGTTGCTCACCGGCGGATGTCCAGGTGAGATTCCTGCACCGAGGACGGTGCCCATCGTGGCCGACGGCTCCGGTCGCCCGGAGGTGACCGAGTTCGTGGAGGTTCATGTGGTGCCGGTGCGGAATCGGTCCGAGGGGGAGGTGTTCGGTGCCGTCGAACAGGAGGCGCTGGTCGCCTGGATATCGTCGTGGCAGCACCTGGAGATCATCGACTTCGAGCACATCGGCGGCGACACGAGCGGAAATCTACTCGTCGTTGCCAAGCGTAGAGCACAGTGACCAGGCCACGAAGAACTCGATAAGTTCTTCTCGCCATTCGGGATACAACTCGATCCACCAGCAGAGCGCCGCGTGGTACGGCCGCGGTTCCGTGAGCAAGACGTCGGACAGGATCTCGTCGAGGTAGGACATGGTGTGGTCTCCTACCCCACTGATCTGGCGAGCCCGGTCAGACCGGAAGGTGAAAATCGTGAGTCCAGAAGAGAAGATCGAGAAGCTGCTGCACAAGGTTGGCGCCGTCCGATTACCAGGGCGCAACCACCGCAAGTTCCGGCTACCGAACGGCCGGACCTTCGCAATGGCGGTCACGCCGTCTGACTGGCGCGGTCGCGCCAACGAACTCACTCGTCTACGGCGACTACTTGCGCTTCCGATCGGCCGATAGGACGAGATAGCACCAGGTCCCGTCTCTCTGACAGGACCCCTCGTTGATCGAAGCCGACCAACCGGCGTCTCGGTAGCGCTTGAGGAGCGCCTGCTTGACCGCGGGACGCAGCTTGAGGTGGTTCAGGTCGACCTGGACGGAGTTGCTCCCATCGAACTGCCCACGGAGTTGGGAATCGATGCTTCGTTCGAGCTTGGCTAGCGCCTCTCCGTCTTCCCGGTCGACTTGCTTGAAGATCTCGTCAGGACGAAGTGCCACGGCTGATCTCCTCTGCTCACACATTGGAACTCACTTAGGTCGCTTTCCTTCCAACTCGACTTCGAGGAAGAGTTCATTCGCCCCTCGGGCCGAGATCTTGAGGACCGCCCACATCGGCGCAGTGAGGCTCAGACGGAATCGGTTTCGTCCTTCGACGAGTTCCACGATGTCGGCGCGGATGGATACGCCGTCGATGTCGAACACCACCGAGCCGGCGTACCCGTCCACTTGCGTCGAGTCGCCGGTCACGTTGTTGACTGTTCGGATACGCGTTTTCCTCGCCAGCGCCCGCCTCTTGCCTGTGTTCATGTTCATGCTCGCGTTCTACCTTGGGTAGAAGAGAGCCATGGATCCGACTCCTCGCGATCTGACCAGCGCGGCTTTCAACACGATCTGGAACGCGATCAAGCACTGGGACATTGAACGACGTCCGGGGGCGGGGCGCGCTCATGCTACGGGCTCCGACGTGATGGCGATCCTGCACCCGCTGCGCGAAGCCGGGCTGGTCATCGAGAACCTCGTGGACGTGGTCGGAAAACTTGACACAAAGACTTCGGAATAAAGAACTTAGAACGACCCGCGGCGTCTGAGAACATGGGTAGAACTGGCGCATGACCACCGCTTCCGTGCTCGCTCTCACGTGCCCCTGCGGCCGACCGGTTCCACCGGCCATTGCTCAACTGGCCGAGACCACCGACACGATCATTGGGCCCTGTCGTGGGTGTGGGCGGCACTACTTGTCGCACAACGGAACCCGGCGCTGGTTCGATCTGGATGGCGAGTTCTGCGGGCCCGGACGGCCTCACTTCAAAGTCACGCTAACCGAGCGGGACGAGCAACTCGCACGGAAGATCGGTCAGGCTCGGCAGGACATGAACGAGCGCGGAGGCCGCGGCGACGGCCACATCGCGCTGTCGGATCCGTTCGAGGTCCACGTGCGGGGAGCGCTCGGCGAACTGGTCGTGGCCAAGGCGCTCAAGCACCCGTGGGCGAATCGCTACTTCGAGGAGCGACTGTGGCAGCAGCAGCGCCGTAACCATGACGTCGGACCGTTCGAGATCACCACTACCCATCACGCCGATGGACGGCTGATCGTCCAGGACAACGACCCGGAGGACGTGCCGTTCATCCTCGTACGCACGCACCTGCGTCCGGTCTACGTGATCGTCGGCTGGCTCTACGGACGCGAGGGCAAGCACCCGCACTACTGGATCGAGGGTCGCTACGACAAGCCGGCGTTCTACGTGCCGAACGACCGCTTGCGACCGATCAACGCCGAGCTACTCTCGTTGCTGAGCTATGAGCGATGACACCGATCAAGAGTTCCGGCAGTTTCTGGCCCAGAACGGCCTTCCGCTACCGGACTTGATCGAGAAGATCGGTGCCGTTGGAGACGAGCGCCGGACCGCAGAGATCGCCATGCGAGAGGCCCTGATCGAGTCGCTAGCCCTGCGCATGAAGACCGAGTGGGACGTGCTCCAGCGCGGCCTTGCCGAGTCGCTCATTCAGACCGCGACGGACAAGGAAGCATTGGAGCGGCACGTCCGGCTGCTGCTTGGACTGACGCTCGAACAGACGCTCGGACGGGTAGAACCGACTCCGTGAGTCGGGAACGAATCCGGCCGCGGGAGCCCGCGGAACTGCGTTGCCCCTTCTGCCACGACGGCGACTTCTCAACAGTGCCGTCGTTGCGCTGCGAGAAGTGCCTCGCCTGGCAGCACGCGGAGTGTTCCAGAGAGGCCGGAAAGTGCGGCGCATGTGGCAATCCGATCCCCGCTGCGTCAGCGCCCGCGCGACAGTCGTCACCGCGGTCGTCACCGCCACCGCTTAGTCTGGCCGATCGTCTTCGCGCAGAAGTCCAGCGCCACATTCAACCGGAGATCGACCAGGCGAACCGGTTGGTCCGGGAAGCGCTCGACCGGGTGCGCGAGGACGTCGAGGACGTCGGAAGGGAAGCGGCTCGGATCCAACAAGGCGCCGGTAGCGTTGTCATTCGCGACGCGGCCGGCAACGTGACCGTCAAGATGGGCGATGTGGTTCAGACCGGCAAGAACAACGTCCAGGTGGGAGACGGCAACGCTGTCACAGTGAACGGTCGGAAGCAGCGCTACTGCGTCGAGTGTGGCGCCGCTCTGACGGACGTCGATGGTGTCCACTGCGCGGCCCACAAGAAGTCGTACATCACTCTCACGGCTCGCGGGCGCGAGATCGCGGAGTCACTCCTCGCCGAACAGCGGCGCATTCAGGTTCGCCAGCACATCCGCCACGCTGCTTACGCTGTCGGCGCAGTGGCACTGCTAGTAGTGCTCACGATCCTGGGTGTGCTGGTCGGACGTCGGTGACACGCTGGATCAAACAGACTGGCCGATGGTCGGACTGCCGACTGGTGGTAGCGGCCAATGCGGCGTTGTTTCTAGGGCTGGATCCGCCTCGCCCCTACAGAGATCGAGCGACCTGGGCCGCTCTCGTGCGACTCGCACGCGCCCAGTACGGCGCCGCGCTGCGCCCGGACCTTACCGACAGAGAAATGGGCGTGCGCGCGATTCCGTATCCGACGCCCTGGCGCGCTCCCGATCTATGTCCTGGCTCGTGGATCGCAATTCGGGACCCGAAGGCCGGGTCTCACGCTGTGTTCGTGGCCGATCGAGACGACCGCCGCGGCCTCGCGCTAGTCGGCTTCGAGTGGCAAGCCGTAATTCGCTGGCTCACGTTTGCTCGGGTCGAGCGTCTCCTGTATCCGATCGACAACGTGAATCGTCGGGCGGAGCGGTTCGTAGCTCGCCCACGCGGGTCACGATGTCGTCGTGCTCCGAGAAATCCAGGAAGGTCTCCGCGCGGATGACCTCGCCTTCGAGGTAGCTTCCCCACGGGATCTGCTCGGAGTGGATGAAGCGTCGCGCGAGTTCTATCTCTCGCTGGGCTTCCTTCCAACGCCACGCGTCGATGTGCTCGTGGATCGTCTTCAGCAACCGGTCCAAGTGCTCTGCCGCCTGCAACTGGAGCCGGCATTGAGCAGCATAGTCGCGTAGCTCCGGCCTGGGGTTAGGCTCGGCGTCGACCAAGTCGACCAGTCGCTTGACGAACTCGTAGGCTAGTTCCATGACTTGTTCACAATCGGAGCGGCGTGACTTACAGGTAGGACAAGGACATGAAACTCCCCTGTCCGTGCGGCCGAGAAGTGCCGCAGTCGGTGGTGGATGGCGGTCTGAAAACCGGCATTCACTGCACCCAGGACAACGTCACCCACTCGCCCGCGGTGATAGCGGCTCTGAACGAGGCCCAGGCCCGGACCGCCAAGCTCGACGGGATGGAACGGGCCGAGGCGCACGCCGCTCAAGCGTGGTTGACCGAGGCGGAAACGGCCATCCAACTTTTGGCGCGCAACCGGCGTTCGTTCACCTCCGACGACGTGTGGCGAATGCTCACCACGAAAACAGAAGAGAACCGCGCGCTCGGACCGCTACTCTCGCGCGCCGCCAAGACCGGATGGATCAAGAAGGGCGGTTTCGTACCGTCGACGCGCCCGGAAAGACGCGCCCGGAAAGACACCAGGCGCCGGTTCAGGTCTGGGAGTCACTCGTCTACGGAGCTAGTCAATGACCAAGCCGCTCGTCTACATCGCCACCTGTCTGGACCACGAACACGAGTACCGCATGCTGCGCAACGAACTGCTCGCGCTCGGGGCTGAGACTACCTACGACTGGACCCAGGAGGGCTACGACAAGGCCGACACCAACAAGCTCTGCCAGATCGCGCAGGCGGAGATCGCAGACGTGAAGCAGGCCGATGTGGTCGTGGTGATCTTGCCCGCGGGGCGCGCCACTCACGGCGAACTGGCCATCGCGCTCGCGCTCGGCAAGCCCGTCGTTCTGATCGCTGACCCGGACGCGCTGGAACCCGGAGCCAAGACGTGTCCGTTCTATCACCACCCGCTGGTCGTGGCCGTGTTCGGATCGATCATCGGCGTCGCGGAACGAGTCTGCGCGATCCACGATGAGCAGAGAACACTGTGACGACTGCGACCAGGAGCACGCTTCAACGGTGGATGCGCCCGTTCGAGCTTCACACGGCGCTCGCCCTGGCGACTGAATCGCTCGACCGAGTGCATTGGCGTCACCACGGCGCCGGCATGATCCAGGGCTACATCACGCCTTGCCTCCGTGTCCACGTGTGGCACCCGTCGCTGGTGTTGCCGGGCATGTACGACGCTGGGGTGATCCACGATCATCGGTTCGACCTGGAGAGCGTCCTGTTGGTCGGATCGATGGTCAATCGCGAATACGTCACCTCACCGGCCGGCCAGACCGAGTTTGACCTGTTTGAGGTGAACTGCGGAAAGGCCAAGTCTGGAGATGACCCGATGTTGGTCGGCCACATGCGAGCCGACGCGCTCGACTGCCTGGTCCACGAAGGCGAGTGCTACACGTTCCCGCGGGGCTGCTTCCACATGTCGATCCCGCAGCACGAACACGACGAGGTGGTCGTCTCGCTCATGAAGAAGTCCGACGAGCAAGAGGTGAAGGCTCGTCTGCTCGTGCCTGTGGGCATGAAGCCGGTTCACGCGTTCAAAGAGTGCGCCGGACGGACAGCACCGCACCACACGATCGTGGGCGGGATGCCAGTGGTCAACGAGAAGTGCCGCGCTACGCCCGAGGGTATGCGCGCCGTCGCGGAGTTGGCCCGAGCCGCTCTGACCGAGAGGATGCGTCTTCTCGAATGATGACCCCGCGGCAGTTCTTCGAGAATCAGGCGATGGTCGGCCATCTGGCGACTGAACTTCGGCCGCAGCACCTCGACGCGCTCGACGGGATCTTCTCGCCAGTTTCGCCGGTTCTGGCAACGATCAACGGAGCGCCGGCCACCGGGAAGACCCTCCTGTTGGTGGCGTCGACGTTGCGCCTCGTGTACGAGTTCCTTCAGTTTCCGACATCTCCCCATTACGCCCTCGGATTGCCAGACAACACGCCGGTTCACGTGTTGGTTTCCGCGTCTGTGATGGATTGCATGCGCCCGCTCCTGGAAGAGATTCCCTTCTTCAGATCCAAGTGCTCGACGCGCGGGACGCGGAATCAGTGCCGTATCCGCTTTCCGTTGGGGCTGAGCGCTATGGTGATGAATGATGGTTCGTCGGGGATTGGGCTCAACATCATCGGAATGGCGTTGGACGACGTTGACCTGAATCTCGACATGACGTGGCTGGGGTCTCACGTGATGCGAGTCAGGGCGCGAATGCGGCAGACACCGGATCTCATCCAAGCGATCGGCTCTCTTGCCGGACACGAGCATGGGTACGAACCCGTGCGTCCGACGCTCAGATCACTTGTTGCGGGCAACCAGTGCGGGATCGAGCGCGTTCGAGAGCGGATGAGCGGATCCTACGAAGTCAACCTGCGATGACCCTCGACGAGGCATTGCGACTCAGTCCGCTCGGTCACGCCTACAACCCGGAATTGACCGCGTCGGAGGTGGCCGGTTACCAAACCGACTCGGCCGAAACAGCGATGCCCTACGTCATGGATCGGCGCCGAAAGCTCCCCGACCACGCGCACGTGCAACCGACCAACATGCCCGTCGGCAAAAGCTACATGCCGATCGCAGAGACTCGAAAGCGTCCTTTCAAGAAAATCTACAAGCAACACCCCGGGTGGGTCCCGGTTCTGTTCAGGGACCCGATCCTCAACATCGGCTCGCTCGACCAAGCAGCTGGTTCCGAAGAGGTAGAACCGGGCACGTGAGCTTCAAGGTCGTAATCTCGTCCGCCAGTCTGGTCACCCTCCAAGACGTGCTGGTCGAGGTCTGGAACGGGATGCGGACGAATGATCGGACGCCCGTGACGCCGTGTCTCGATCGCCTGAACAAGCCGATCGCCTTCGAGGGTTTCGACTTCAGTCGATACGTCTTCGAGTTCTCTCTGGAAGAGATGCGCGGCCTACGACTCGGGCTCACGACTGCCTATCGGTCTCTCGAATCGGCACTGACGTCTGAGAGGTTTCACGGCAGTCCCAGTTCCACGCGGGCGGCCAACCGCGTCAAGTACGTGGAGAAGCGTCTCGCCGAGATTCCCGACACCGACAATCTCGTCGAGACGATCGGCGGCCTCACTCAAACCATCTACTTGTAGTCAGTTATCGAGCGGCCGAGGCTGCGGGTAGAACCGCCTCGCACAATCAACTCGGAGGCAAGCATGCCCGCAGTGGCTCCCAGCGCCGACGTGGCTCGGCGATGCAGCGTCAAGAAGGTCGAAGTCGGCAGCGTGTTCACGCGCCATTCGTTCGGCGTGGTCACCAAGGTCGATCCCGTGGCGAAGAAGCTCTTCCTGAAGAACACGGCCGGGGTCGAGTGGGAGATCTCCAACGACATCCTGGAGCACGAGTTCTCCTTCGCCGATCAGTACGACACGACGGAGACCGTGAGCCGGACGCGCGCCATCGAGATCATGATGGAGAACGTCGGCACGGCGATGACCGTCAACTACCACAAGAAGCTGGAGCCCAAGGTCGTGGCCGCGGCGCTCAAGGCCGGTCAGGGCAAGACGAGCGACAGGGACTGGCAGAAGCTCGTCGAGGGGCACCTCGTGGGCGAGGAGCGCACGATCGTCGGCCGTCACCACGGTCGGTTCGATGAGCACCAGCGTCTCCACTTCGAGGAGCACGACGTGGGCGCGCGCCTGGTCGACCCGCGCACCATCCAGTGGCTCATCGTGAACCGCACCCGCTACAACGTGAAGAAGTCGTAGCAACCATCCACCCTAACCAGAGACGAAAGATGCCAAAACGCATGATGCCAGACGACGTCGGCCACATGTTCAACTTCCGCTTCGAGAAGACGGCCCAGGAGATCAAGGGCAAGGCCGCGCCCAAGATCGCAGCGCTGGAGGCCAAGATCATCGAGCGCGCGGGGCGCATCGCCAAGATGCGCGAAGAGCACGGGATCGACGACGCCGCGTACGTCCAGCTGCTGACCGCGGCGCGGAAGCAGACTCAGCAGACCTACCGCTACATGAGCAGCAACTCACCGGTGGGCGACAAGGGCAAGATGGAGGAGCGCACCATCGGTGCCGGAGTGGTGAACTTCCTCATGACGGAGTCCGACTTCATCGAGTCGGAGAAGGACTCCGTGAAGCGGCTCAAGGCGATCGTGGCCAACCTCCGTCCGCTGTCGCGGATCACGTCGACCGGCACCAAGTACGAGGAGGACAGCTTCGTTCTGTCCTTCGCCGAGATGGAGTACCTCGGGTTCTAGGAGGAGGTCGAGACTCGGCGTCGTGGGGCGCCGGGTCTCACTCACTCACTAACTACTCTGCATGACTCCAGAAGAAATCGAGCGTGTCTGGGACGAGTGCGCAGTGATGCGGATCCCAGGGCACGACATGACGAACGAGTGCCGACTCGCCGCGCGGCTGATCGCCGAACGCAAGCTCACCGAGTCGGCCATTCGAGCGGCGGCCAATCGCCTTCACTGCGGCACTCAGATGGCGCCGTTGGGTCGGTTTCATCTCAATGCCGCCGACGGTGGCATCGTCGAGACAATCGCTTTCGTGTGCCTGACCTGCCGGACGATGCACTACGAAGCGCCGGTTGTCAGCAGCACAGAAATCCCGACTCCCCCTTCACACGAAGGATGAGCCTGGTAGGCTGTGCGCGTTCGCGACAGAAGCAAAGAAAGCGAAGTCATGAAGCGCAAGAAGACGACGGCGACCAAGCGATCCAAGAAGACGACCAAGAAGACGACGACCAAGGCGAAGCGCCGCGGGCGGAAGCCCGGCGTCTGGACCCTGATCCGGCGTGAAGACCTGATGGCGTTCCGCAAGCAGACCGGACTGTCCTACCGGGAGGTGGCCGAGAAGCTCGGCGTCTCGATGGTGTCCGTGCGGAACTGGATCATGGGCAAGTCGACGCCCGACGAGAAGAAGCAGGCCGAGATCCAGAAGCTCATCGCGCTCGGCGCCGAGGCTCGCCTCGACGAGAAGACCACGCGCACGATGAAGAGCGCCGCTCGCGCGTACGTCCGGCGCACGAAGAAGGCGACGGCGACGGCGAAGAAGGCGACCAAGGCGGCTGTTGCGGCCGGCGCGGTCGATCGTGCGCTCGCCGGACAGAACGGCTCCCACAACGGGAACGGGAACGGGAACGGGAACGGCCACGGTGCGCACGACGACTTGCGCGCTCTGCTCGACCTGGCCGCTGCGGCCGTGGGCGCCGGGATGATCCACAACGCGCATGAGGTCGTCGGCTTCATCCGCTCGGTCAAGCAGGAAGTCAAGATCCACTAAGCGGTTACGCTTCGGCTTGGTCGCGCAGTAAGAACTCCTCTCTCGCCTGTGAGGGTAGAAGACGAGGGGTGCAGCGTGACCAAGCCGAAGCCGATCCAGATTCCGACTCAGCCCAGCGACCGACCTGGCCACTACAAGGGCGCCGGCACGCATCGCGACGGCGTCGTTGTCACTGTGGAGGGCGAGGGCGGCCGTCTCGGTCTGGGCGGCTGGACCGTCGAGGGTGAGGGCCGACTGGAGCAGGGCGGACCCATGGTCCGCGGCCCGGTCGCCTACCTGTTCCCGTTGGCCACGGTGCTCGCCGACAACCCCGAGATGTCGAGCGGCGCCGACATGCGCCGGAGTCGAGCGGCTGGTCGTCACTTCGCGCTGCGCGCGGGCGACCTGGTGGAGATCGCCGGCACCGTGTTCCGCGTGACGATCCCGCCGCGTCGAGGCTGGGTCCAGTACCCGCGTCTGGAGGTCGTGTCGTGACCAAGCTGACCGCTCCCTGCAAGCGCTCACTGGTCCGCGCCGAGCGCGGTGTCTGCTCCTGCGGGCTCGCCGCTACCCACCTGGCGAAGGTCGAGTACGAGACGGTCACTCGCGGCACCAAGTACCTGGTCCAGCCGAAGTGCCTGGGGCACGCCTCGTCCTACGCGCGGCGCCACAAGCTGGCGCTGCCGTGAGGCGTCCCGCGCTCTGCTACCACGTGAACATCGGTCCTGACATGGGCAAGCCTCACCCGTTGCTCGATCCCTACTCGTTGCGCCTCGATTGCCCGCGCTGTCGGGCTGTGGGCGCATGGATGGTGGACGTCTACGAGACTGCGCGCGCAAGGGCCAGTAGCGCGGCGAAGCGCCGGGAGCGTAAGCGTAGGAAGGCCGCGTCGTGAGTTGCTGCGACCACTGGCACTGCGATCCGGTGCTCGCGCCGCACAACTGTGATGCTCCCAAGCGTCAATACCCGTGTCCTGAGTGCGGTGCTGAGCCTTTCATACGAGGGCGCCGCTACGAGGTCGGAGATCGGGTCACGGCATCGGCCGACGCGTCGTTCGGCAAGTTCATGTTCCGCGGCACGGTCAAGAAGGTGCTCAACCAGACCGAATCGGGTCGTCAACTCGTCGAGGTCCATTACGACGAGCAATTCGGCACCAAGCCTTTCCTCGGCGTCGAGTGGGCCGACGATCTGCGACCGCTCGACGTCGTGGCGCGCATCGGCGAACTGGAGGTCGCGTGACGCAGCAGTGGGAAGAGGGGCCCCTCAGTTTCGAGTCGTTCCAGTTCGATGACGGGCGCTGGCATGTCGCGATCCACTACGACGACGACGAGGTGGACGAGATCTACCTGCCCGAGGAACCGACCGAACGAGAGCGCACCATCGAAGAGTTGCGGGCTCGGTTCCAGGGGTTCTCTGGGTCCTATGAGGACGCCTGCGATCTGGTCTACCGCTGGGCCGGTGACTCGGAAGACGAGTAACCGCGGCCAGTTACGATCTCCTGTAAGTTCCGGTCCTTCGCCTGTCTTTCCTGCATGACCAGCACCGACGAGTGGAACAAGCGGCAGGCGAAGGACGCGATCAAGCGCGCCAAGGATCGAGTTGGAAAAGGCTGGTCGTTGCTCGGCCCCGAGCTTCAGAACGCACTGGTGTGCCGCGAACTGATCGGCGTCGTGATCGGTCAGGCGGAAGAGACTCTGGCGAAGAACCCCGCGCTGGCGGAGATGGAGTCGATGATCCGCTGTGCGTTCAAAATCCTGGACCCGGAGGGCGAGTAACGTGGCCAAGTACCGCAGCAACATGACGATCGCCGACTTCGTCGAGAAGTATCGCAGTACCGTGCGTCGCGAGATCTGCCTGGCGAGCCACCTGCGCAACGGCTTCCTGAAGGACGCGACGTTGCCCGCGGAGATGGAGCGCGCCTGGTTCGACCTGATGAACGCGATCGACAAGATGCCGAAGAAGGCGCAGCGAGACGTGTGGGAGGCACTGAGCACGCTCACGCAGGGGGCGCGCGAGCTACGGGACTTCGGTCAACAGGTGCCCGAGAGTCCGCCCAATCACCTGTGGTCGGTGCGCGCCGCGGTCCGCGAGGGCGCCAAGACGGTGGCCGAGGCGAGCGCGATGACCGGGCTGCCGGCCTACGTGTTGAGCCTTGCCTGGGAGTACGCGAAGAACAACCCGGTGTCGATCGTGGACGAGGTCGGCACGTTGGAGTCGTGAAGAGGAGTCCGTCGTGAAGAACGTCGAGTGCTTGGGCTGGATCGTCGAGCAGAAGATGGCCGAGAGACTCGCAGAGGACTTCAACGCGCACCTGATGCTCATCGCATGTGGCGGGACTCGCGACACGACGCACGATGACATGCACAAGACACATGCTCGCGCTGTGGTCGACCGACTCACGTGCAACGGCGCGGTGATCGGCTTTCTGGTCCGAGTCGAGCGCCGCGACCCGATGCTCGTTGGTCACCCTTGGGGTACGGTGCTCAGCGTATGACCGAGCAGAAGCCTGTTCGCTATGTGCTCGTGTTCGAGGCCGCTCCCGGCGGGAACGGTGGTGTGGTGGTCCTACTCGGCTATCTGGTCGGACAATCGCTCACAGCGGCAACCCAGCGCTGGGGCTACCAGGAGGCGCTCGCGAACGCTCTGGGCGCACAGTCCCTCGTGCGCGCGTGGGCCACGCGCACCGAGATGAAGCGACCCGCCACCGGTATCCTGGTCAATCACGTCGTGGTAGACCGCCTCGGGCTCGATGAGTTGTTCGAGCGGGCTGTCTGTGCTCAGTACGCTCACGGCAGGGGCTCGGGCGATTGTCGGCGTCTGATCGAGAAGCTCCGAGCCGCCGTCTACAACCGATCGGTGGTCGAGCAGATCTCCGACATCGACAAAGAGTTGATTCCGGTGTGGCTCGACGACGCTGGCATGCGTTCCGGCGTTCCGGCGACGGCGCTGTGAGTACGCGCAGCGGCTTTCTCGTCTGCGTCTCTGAACCCGAGATGCAGGACCGCGGCATCTACGAGTGGGTGACGATGCCCGAGAATCACAACGGCGAGCGGACGGTCGAACGGACCTTCGCTGTATCTCAGGCGGTGGTGTTTCCGACGCTCCTGGCGGCGATCCGCATCGCCAAGAGTCCGATCATCGCCGGCACGGTCTACTCCGCTTCCGTCACTGTGGACGGAAGCGGAGTCACGGTGCTGGAAGACCTGACGCGTGTCTGGCCGGTTGCGAATCTCGTCGACTCAATCGGCGCGATCGAGCGCGATCAAGGCTAATTCCCGCGGGAACGGCGGTAGGAACCACCCCCAACGGACCAGCCCGTCGCGCATCTCGACCCACTGGTAGTGCTCGGCGAAGTAATCGACCAACATCTGAACTCGCTTCGACTTGTCGGTCTCGGAGCGAAGCTGAACGGCGAACTCTGAGGGCGTCACGGGAACCTCCTTCTGATATGGAAGGGGGTCGGACGAGAAGAGGCGGAAGCGGGAATCCGGGTAGAACGAGACAGGAGATCCAGATGCCCAGCAGGTCGAGAAAGCCCGTTCAAGTGGTCGCCGGACGACTCAACATGGCGGCGGAGAAGATCGCCCGGCGCATCGGTATCCCGCTCGACGCGTGGCCGGGTGCCTGTCACACCATCGCAGCGGCGCTCCTGGTGAAGAAGATCACCCACGGGCGATTGCGCTACGGTATGTGGCTGGGGCCGGTCGCGTCGCAGGTGCTGGGGAAGCCGTCGCCGTTCCTCGGCAGACGCTGGACCCATCACGGATGGGTGGAGCGCGCGCACGGGAGCGGCGTTCCGCTCATCATCGATCCCACGCGCTGGGTCTTCGAGGGCGTGGAGCCCTACGTCTACGCCGCGCACGACGTCGAGGGCTGGTACGACACGGCCGGCGACAAGCTCCGTGGACTGTTCCGCCAGCCGTTCCCCGAGACCGGTCACGGGCCGCCCGGAGACAAGGTCGAAGAGAAGCAGATGGCCCCCGAGTTGGCGGAGCTACTCCGCTGCGTCGTTGCCGAGCAGGCGGAGGTGCCGCTCGACTCGCTGCCCGTTCAGACCGACGGTCGGCTCAAGCTCACGGCCCGGCAGTGGTGCTGGATCGCCAACCTGCCCGCTGGGTGCTTCGGCCCCGCGGCGCACGACTTCTACACGATGCTCGAAGCGCACGACGACAAGGCGCTCATTCCGATCGACTCGTGGGAGACCGTCATGGGTGACGGGTGCTACGGCCGTGATCCCGCGCGGATCGTTGCCGACTACGGTCGGGCTGCGAGACAGAAGAGGGGGCGCAAGTGAAGAAGTGGGTTGCCGTGAGACTCAACACTGTGCTCGGGATGAACGAGGTGTATGGCTCGTTCACTTCCAACAGGAAGGCCAAGAACTACGTCGCCAAGCAGAAGGACCCGAGTGAGTGGTACGTTCGTCCGCTACGGCCGGTGACCAAGTGAGCCGACCGCGCAAGAAGAAAGTCGCTCCGCTCAGGGCGACGAAGGAACAGACCGATCTGACCTACGGTCTGTTCGAGGCCGCCGCCAACGCGTGTGGCATGTCGCTGCTCGACTGGTTCCCGCCGAGTCAACGACAGCCGGCGACTGAGTTCGCCGCGGGGATGTTCCCGGAGCGCTACTCCCGTCCGGCCAAGAAGAGCAAGAGAACGAGCAAGAAGAAGAAGAAGAAGCGCTGGGACGAGCACCAGAAGCGGCAGGGCACATGACCATGTTCGCGGTCGACAAGTACGATCCGACCGACGACCCGGAGTTGCCGAAGCCTGGCGACACGGTTCCCGATGGGCGGACCGTCGCGAAGGCGCAGTACATCTCGGCGGTCGATCTGACCAAGATGCTCATGGCGAGCGAGTGGCCCGATATTGATGGCCACGCCGACGTGCTCGTGAAGGATCACCCCACGCGGCCGTTCGTGAAGTACCTGGTGTGGGTCGATTGACCGGCGAGTCGATGCACGTCACCAACGACTTGATCGTGCGCGAGGCGTGCAAGCAGCCGACGCTCGCCGAGGCTCTCTCGTACGCGGCTACGATCGAGAACGAGCGTGCCGTCAAGCAGGCGCTGGAGAATCACAAGAACGGAACGCGCGACCCTCACACCGGTCAACTGTGGGAGACGTGCTTCCGGTACACGTTCGAGCGCGTGCTCGAAGCGTGGTTCAAGACTCACGACGTCGTGGGTGAGATCGGGCGGTTGGAGGTGCGCGATGCTGGACCTGGGCAAGCTGACGTGCGAGTGCGGCCGGCTTCATTGGACGTGGGAGGGGGCGATTCGTTGTCTCCGCTCGCACAGACCGCGGCCGACCAACGGCGCCTCAACACCGCACGTCAAGTCAAGAAGTGCTTGGATCCGCTCACGAACATCCGCGAACTAGACACGCCGCATCTGGACCAACGACTCGCCCAGCTATACCACGCCGCCGCGGCGCTCCAGTCGACGGACGAACCGCAGATGACACCCGCAGGAACGGAGATCGCTGCCCTGCTGGAGGAGTTCCAGCGCGACTTCCGACGGTGCGAGCGAGAGTGGAGCCGTCGCGAACGACTCGCCCGTGGCGAGATCGTCGAGGCCGTCGGTGATCTGGCGGAGGAGGACTGATTGGGCGTCTTCGGTGGGAGTGGGCGCGGACCTGGCCGAACGCAAGCGCATCATCGAATCGATCGCTACCGAGACCGATCCGGTCAAGCTCGCCCGCTACGTCGCCCTGGATCAGGTCGACTACTGCTACGACCCGTGCGGGAAATCCTGGCACGAGTTGAACCCGCGCCTGACCGACCTGTCTCGACGGGCCGTGGCCAGGCTGTGGGTGCTGACCATGGGGGAGGGAGCCGGTCGAGTAGAAGTCCCTCTGCACTAAAGACTTACGATCTTCTGTAAGTCTCGCCGCCTCGGTTGTCTCATCAGAGGAGGCAACGAACATGACGCTCACCGCGAGGAAGTTGGAACTCTACCGGATGCCTGGCGACGGCGAGGCGGCCCGCTGCATTAACGCGGCGGTGAACAAGGCCAAGCGCGACCTGCGCAGCGCGCGTCCCGCGACGATCCTGGCGGCGACGAAGGAGATCGGTCGGCTCTACCACGAGGTCGTCGCCCCGGTCATGAAGAACTGGACCAAGTACGGCGCGCTCGACACCGAGCCCCGCAACAAGGTCGCCCAGGCGCTGGTCGACGAGGCGAAGAAGCTGCTCGACCTGGAGGGCTACTACCCCGAGTTGTCGGACGGGATCTAATGGCCACCAAGCTCACGAAGAAGCAGCGCGAAGCGCTGCTCTGGCTGGAGGGTCCGCCTCACGTTCCGCACACGATCGACTCGCGCGTCTGGTCCAACCTGCTGACTCTGGGTCTCGTCACTGAATGCCAGAGTCGCCTCTGCCTGACCAAGGCGGGACGCGCGCGTGCGCGAGAGGAGCGCAAGCACGCCGAGCGGGTGTACCACCGCTACGTGAAGGTTGACCGGCGTGGGACCGTGATCGTTCGGGACGGTGACTACACCTGGGTCCGCTGGGACGGCGACGACGAGGCTGCAAAGTGCCGCACCGATCATCTCAAGCCGATCGACGCGATCGACCGGATCGCAGAACTCGGAGGTGCGCGATGATCGACCCGCTGGAACTGATGTTCGCCACGCAGGCGCTGGTCGAGGCGCTGCGCGAGCGTGCCGAGGTCCGCCAGGCGTGCATGCCTTCGTTGACTGCCGTTACGTTCGTCGAGGAAGACGGCGCGATCCTGGCTACTGTCACTCTGAGCTATGGCGTGGAGTGGCGGTTCTGGCTGCGGCCGGTCTCGCCCGGCAGTCGCATCCGTCAGTCGACGTTCGTGCAATGGTGGAGCGAGAGCGACCGGCGCTGGATCACGTGGGAACCCGAGGACATCGTCACGAGAGTGGGCAAGCTGTGAGCGACCTGGCCGTCCGAGACGCCGAGCGCAGGCGGAGAGCCGATCCTCGCGACGCCGCGGTCCGTACGGCATGGCTCATGGCGCGCCTGCGAACGGGCGAGCTTTCTCCTGATCGGTTGCTCCTAGCAGCGCTCTGTCGGGACGAAGTCGCATGGCGGGTGCTCGACCGGCCGTACATTCCGTGCGGACCATTGACCGAGAGCGGATACGACTTCGCCGTGCGATTCTCGTTCGCCAATCTCCCCGATATCCACTGGGGCGAATTCTGTCGCGGTCTCCGGCGCTGGCCGGAGTGTATCGACACAGCGCTGGCAGCAATCGCCTCGGATAGCTGTCTCGCGGCCGAGGCGCTCGCTCAAGAGGATTCCGCTAAGAAGTGGTTGGCGTTGGGGGAGCACTACCAATCCCCCGACCACCGACGCCTTCGCCAGCAGATCGAGGCAGCGGTCATCGAATGGGCTACGCGATGAACATCGATGCGGATCGGTTGCCGATCGGCGCGCGCTGCCGACTGCGGTGCTCGTGTTTGATGGTGCGCGTCCATTCCGATGATGTCCAGATCGAGGACGACGTTCCCGAGGGTGGTCGAGCGCTCATGCGCGAGTTCATCTGGCTGCGGTGCATCGTGCCCTGTATGCGCCATCGTCACGAGGCGGAAGCCTACGCTGCGCGTCACCACCAGGGCCCGAAAGTAGGCATCCTGGCTGACGCAGTTGTCCCGATCCTTGACGTGATGGAAGTCACCGTCGACTTGGTCGAGGTAGTTGGAAGTCTAGACGTCGAAACGTCTTAGATCGAGCGCTGTAAGTCGCAGGCGTCCGACTGTGAATGGGGCATGACCAAGACGTGCGACGTGCGACTGGCGGTTGAGGTGCTCGCGTGAGCGACAGCACGAAGGGGCTGGTCAGGGGCACTGACCGCTGGGGCGGGCTGGTCTGGAAGTCTGCCGACGGACGGTTCCTGTTCCATCGCGATTACGAGAACCAGAAGAACTGGCGCGTCGAGGACACGAAAGACGGCCGAGCCGAGCTTTGTGACACGCTGTGGATGGCTCGGGCCTGGGAGGATCGGCGGCGAGACCAGACCCGCGGGTAAAACCAAGGGGTGATTCCCAATAAGCCGAAGGATACGGACCTGGAGCGGATCGCGAAGTCCGTGAAGGCCAGGGGAGAGCGCTACGTCCGGCGTCGGGCCGCGGAGAACGCCGAACCGATCTGGGGCAAGTGCATCGGCTGTGATCGGCAGATTCCACTACTGGTGTTCCACCTGGCGATGCAGTCGAAGAAGCCGCTGAAGTGCTCGGGGTGCGGGACGGCCCAGGAGTTCCCCGACTACCGGAGCGAGGGCATCACCGTCTGGATGGTGTGCTACGACGCATTCTACGCCGGCACCGTCGAGCGGGTCATCGAACGAGAAGGGAACCGACTCGGCATCAGTCGCTACATCCGCGCGATCGGCGATGGGTTCGGGTTTCCCGTGATGGCAGAAAACCTCGAAGCGCTGGCGCGTGCCTTCGACTATTCCGTCGGGGCATCTCACGCGCACAAACCGGTCTCATCGCGGAACCTGGACCGCGACGGTGAGGTGCTTTCCGAGGAGGGCTGGCTAGAGCAGTCAGCGCAGCGAATCTGGAAGGCCGCCCACCTCGACCTGGTCAGTCAGATTGCGCTGCTAGAACACAGCAACGTTCCCACGATCGAACTCTGAGGAGCCGAGACAGATGCCCATCGACGCTGCGATCTCTCGTGCGCTCGCGCATGCTTTCAACGTCGGCGCCTGCACCGCAGACGGCTATCGAGATGCGTTGTGTGGAATGGGGAGTCGGAACAACCTCGGTCAAGGCGACGACAACGCCTCGCGAGTGCGCACGAATTGGAACACGGATGGGTGCGCGAAGGTCGCAGCCGAACTCGTCGAGGCGCTGAAGGCAGCAGGCTGGACGCCGCCCGGTGAGGCAACGACGCCGCCCGTAGAGTCCAAGCAGGCGCTCTCGGTGAGCATGACCACGCACGCCGTGAGAGGGTTGGACTGTGGCAGCGCGATGGCCGTGCGCGTGATCGAGATCGGCAGCGAGTCGGGCGTCTGGAAAGAAGCCTACGCGAGCTATGACGAGATGGCGGCCTTCGCGCGCGGGGTCGAAGCCGGTGCGTCCCTCTGCGGGCGGGGCGTGCGCTCCCGAGTGGATCACGAGGGGGCCGGACTGAGACCCGCGCCGCCGCCCAAGAACGCCACGTTGGCTTGCCCGTCTTGCGGGTCCTGATGACCGCGGCGGAGTCGGAGATCCTCGCACGCCTGCGCGCGAACGGATGGACGGTCGCCGTCCACAACGACTATCGGCTCGGCGGAGCGCCGATGACGTTCTGGCTGTTCACCCATTCCAGCGGTGTCTGGACGAAGGGTGAGGGGTCCACCGATCGAGAGGCGCTGATAGAGGCGGAGACGCTCGGTGCAGAGAGATTGAAGTGGGCGCAGACCAAGTAGAGCGGATGAGCGAGGAGAGTGTTCGCGCGCAGTTGATTACTGTGACGACCCGCGCGATCTGGGACTCACGCGATGCGTCCCGGAGCGGCGCAGACGCGCTTGCTGTCGGGGTTGGCGTCCGACTCGTTCAGGGCGCGGTAATTCCCGGACTGGATCGCGACCAGACTGCCAGGATCGTAGGACGTATTGCGCCGTGGCCGTGCGGGCTGGATCACATGCGGGCCCCTCATCTCTACTGGGTTCGCTTCCCGCGGTGGGAGGGCGCCTACGGTCGGCACCAACTCTCGCTCGATGTCGTCGGCCTCATCGCAACATTGGACTCGGACGACGCTTAGGGCGTCCAGCTGCCTACGGGCAAGGTTGGACCTACGACGGCGAGGGTAGAACCAGCGGGCAAGATGAACGACCAACTCAACGACCAACTCAAAGAGAAGCTGCGCGATCTGCATCAAGCGCTGCTGAAGCTCGTCGGGCCGCTCGATCGTCTGCTGACGCTCCTACCGGAGGTGAGCAAAGCGGCTGAGGAGATCTGTCTGATCGAGAAGGACAACCTCACCGGTCCTGTGAGACTCGCCGACCTGTGCAACGTCCGGCCCGACGTCGACGAGTGGGTCGACAAGTGGGTCAAGGGCTTCAAGATAGTCATCACAGAGGTCGAGAAGCTCAAGGCCGCCGTCGAGAAACACAAGCCCGATGTCATTACCGGAGTCGGCGCGCTGGACGAGCCGGAGAAGCCGGAGAAGCGGAAGCGCTCGTGATCGTCATCGGCCACCAAGAGATCGATGGTGTTCCCTACATCAACGGCAAGCGCGCGATCCACGATCCGCCTGGCGGCAAGAGCCGGAAGATCGCTCTGTTGGACGGCGCGTTCTCCGAGTACCGTTGCCCGGAGTGCAATGCCCGCCTTGGTGGGAACGTGAGCATCTGTCTCAATGCCTGTCACTTGTCGGCAGCGTCGTACGCGCGATTCATGGCTCGGATCCGCGACGCCCAGGCGGCGGTCGCCCGAGACAAGCATCGCGAGCAGATGGTTGCCGAGGGCAATCTCGTCGACGCGGTCGGAGATCTGGTGCGCGAACAGGAGCGTGATACGTGAGCGCCGGTGTGGACCCCTGGAAGCAGTGGTGGGAACAAGGTGAGCGCTGCTGGTGCGGCTGTGATCGGTTCCGCGTCGTCATGCGCCAAGAGGGCGCAGGTCGCGTGTCGATGCACCTACGATGCGAGCGATGCGACGCGTGCCGTCGAGTCACCACGCCCAACGCTGCGTGCCACGTCTACGGCGTTACGCCCGAATTCGCGCCGCGGGAGCAGCAAGTCGCGACTCCCGCGCCGCCGGTCGGGGCGTCGTGAGAACCTGCTCGCAGTGTGGTCGGTCCGGGCACAACAAGCGAACGTGTTCCGGCGCAGCTGGACTAGCCAGTACGGACGGTCCCGCTCCCGCACCGCGAGTGAAGGAGGAGATCGACGCCGAGACTCAAGAGGCGATCGACTGGTACCTGGAACAGAGATTCCCGGGCTACATCGAACGCCAGAAGAGCCGGGCGGCCGAGGCCGAGCCCGAGACGGAAGAGGAGTAGGACATGATCGAGATCGTCACTGGCGACATCCTGGAGGCCAAGTGCGACGCGATCGTCAATCCGGTCAACTGCGTCGGCGTGATGGGAGCCGGTCTCGCGCGCGCCGTCGCCAATCGGTGGCCCGGGATCCTGCCCGACTACAAGGACGCGTGCCGGAACGGGTCACTGGTGCTGGGGTCGGTCCACGTCTCGTTGCTTGGCGCGCGGATCAAGCACAAGCAGAAACCGTGGGCGATCATCAACTTCCCCACGAAGCTCCACTGGCGAAACTCCTCGACCCAAGCCGGCATCCAGTCGGGGCTCGATGCGCTCGTGAATCTGCTGGAGCGTGGTCAGCACGGCAGGCTCATTAACTCCTTGGCCGTCCCTGCGCTGGGCTGCGGGTTGGGCGGCCTGGAGTGGAGCGTTGTGAGGCCGATGATCGAGGCCGCGGCGTGCGACCTTCCCAACCGACGGTGGCGCCTCTACAGCCCCGATTCCGGCGAAGCGGCGAAGGCGCTCGATCCGCCTGACATGACGGATGCCGTCTACCTGCGGCTCCTGACCGAACGACTGCGCACCGTGGGATGGCTCGACTCGGACGATCTGAGGCGCATCGACGAGATCGCGACGCGACTCGACGCGTTCGACGCTTCAACTACCGCTGTCGGTCGGCAGAACTCCGATCCGATCGACGATGTTCGGTAGCAGCCGCTTGAAGTGACTCTCGATCGTGCGGCTCTTGCCGAGCGCGCTGGCGATTTCCGTGCTCACCGACGAGAGGTGGAGTTGGCCGTTGTATGAGACGCGGTCCCGAACGTATTGCTCCGTGACGCCGCTCTCCTTCGTCAGTTGAATGAGTTCGCCGAGAGCGTGCCCGGCCGCTGTGAGATGCGCTACCACGGACTCCGAGAGTTCGAGAAACCTGGCGTCGTAGTCCTTCTCGCGGGCGGCCTTGAGCAGACCGCCCATCGTTGCGTGAATCTCGGCCAGGAGCTTGATCTTGTCGGTGACCGGGATGTCCGTCTCCCGCAGTCCCCTCTGGATGTGGCCCCACTGGACTTGGATGTTCTCTCGGAGGCTGTCGCGATCTGCTGCCACGGTGGTGTTCTACCTGGGTAGAACGACTGTAAGTTGGCGGTCCCGATCTGTTACTAGATCGGAGGGCACATGAAGGCCACCATCGATCGGAACGGGCGCGTCACAATCGAGTTCGAGTCGCAGGCGGAGTGCCTCGACGCGCCCGGCGGACTCAAGTACTTACCCTGTGACGCCGGGTGCGGCGTGCTGCTCGCCGCCGAGCGAATGGTCGTCTCTATGGTGTGCCCCGAGTGCCATCCTGTCGGCGGTGGTGGCGGTGCGCACCGGAGCGACCTGCCCCACGGCATGGGCGGAGGCGGCGATTGACCTGCACCTGTCGTCGCGAGCCCTGTGCATGTCCGCCTCCGGCGGCGGAGGTGAGAATCCCCGCGGGGCTGCGCATCACCAAGACGATGCTCGACCGGCACTGCCGGTGGAGTTCGATCAAGTTCGAGTGGGTCTACGATCTGCCCGGCGTCGGCACTGTGTCGGCGCGGCAAGTTGCCATGCACTTGGCCGCTGACGAATCGAGATCCGCGTGAGCGACAAAGGACGCCGTAGTCGGGCTCGCGCCTCCGCGGTGGCGCCGGACGATGTCGATGCGTCCGCTCGATGGTGGACTGACCGTCTGCGCGGCGGGCTTTCGGACGGGGACGCCAAGCTGGAGATCGCGGCCTACTGCGGCGACCGTGGTGCCAGACAGGCCCTGGGTATGTGGGAGAGCGCCCAACAATGGGCCGATAGCGGTTGGTCCGCCGACCTGCCCCGCTGGCTGAGTCGGTTCTCCGTCTTGACCAGACACCAAGCGATGCACGCGGTCCTGGCCGTGGTCGACCATGTTCTGCCCCTCTGGGAGCACCAGACCGATCTGGCCAGAGGCTTCGTGCTGGAAGCGAGTCCACCGCGCCGCTCCGTGGAATCGCACATCCTGACGACGGCGGCTCGGCAGCGCTGGGGACTGGACATTCGGCATCGCCTCGCCGTCGAAGCTGCCCACCACTGGCATGACCACCCGTGCGACGACCACTGGTCGATGTGGGAGTCGGCCACGATGTCCGAGTTCCATCTGGAAGACTTCGTGCCCCGACCGAGCGACGATCCGCCGACCGTCGTGATCCCCGCGTGCGTGCGTCTCTGCGACGGCATTCTGTTGCCTCAGCGCTGTTACGAGTTGATCTGTGCGGCGATGCTCGCTTGGGCGAGGTCCGACGCGTGATTCTCGATCTGCCCAAGCGCTTGCGCGTCGTCTACCGAAACTACCGCGGCGAGGTATCGACGCGGACGATCGAGCCCAAGCGCCTGTGGCTCGGGTCGACCGAATGGCACCCCGAGGTGCAGTTGCTGCTCGACGCGCACGACTGCGACAAGAGCGCCGATCGCACATTCGCCGTGCGCGACTTCCTCAAGACCGAGCGAGCGGAGTAAGCATGCAGATGATTGAGCCCGGGACGACGATGGAGATCGTCTGGAGCGCTTACCGATCCGTACTGAGTCGTCTGGGTCGCGGGTCGCTCGCCTACGTGAGCGCGCCCATCACCAGCGGGAAGCTGGCGCTCGACGGTTTGCCGCGCGGAGAGGTGATTCGGCGCAACATCGAAACTGGCACCGCACTGGCCGAGGAGATCGCTCGCGGCCTGTTCGTTCCGGTGGTGGCGCCCATGATCTTCGACGCACGTGCGCATGGCTGGACGCAGCAGAGCTACATGACGATGTGGCTCGCCATGATCGAGGAGAACGTCGGTTCGATCTACATGACGCCCGACTGGGAGTATTCGAGCGGGTGCGCCGAGGAGTACCTGCGCGCGGTCAACATGGCCCACGGCTTCGGATCGCGGTGGACCATCTGGCCGAGACGCTCCGGTGGGGCTGTCGTCCATCTGCATGAGGGGCTGGAGGCGCTTGTCGCCGCGCTCCATGCGTTCCAGGACCGCGGGGTCCGCGCCGAGACCACCGCCAGCGTGATCCTGGGGCTCTACGCTGCGTGGCGCGCCTGGCACTGCCCCGACGTGTCGGCCGACCTGCCGAAGGACTACAACCGCGAGGTGGTGGGCGGCGTCAACAGTGACCGAGTGCTCGCGGCCATCAGAGCGGCGGCACCGATCCTCCGGTGCGTCTACGGCTGGACCGGTGAGTTGACGCTCAGTCTGGCCGATGGTGCCGTCAGGAAGATCAACGCGTGGCCCGAGGGCGTGGTGATTGGCGAGGTGGGCGACTAGGGTCTCTTCGCAAGCCCTCGGCCTGTAAGGACTTAGCTAGTCGATTCGGCGGGTGAAAGTTCTGCGCGCTCGACTGTGAGAAGGGTAAGAGGAGCGGAAGACCATGAAGACCCACGTCGGTGCCTGGAACGACCCGTCGCGCGCGCACTGCGGCGCTCAGAACGCCGAGTTGACCAACGAAGAGCCGACCTGCAAGCGCTGCAAGCGCGAGGCCGGGCGCCGGTTCGAGATCGCCATGCAGAACGAGAGCGAGTCGCTGAGCAAGCGGTACTCGCCCCTGGCCGGCGAGGAGGGGCGGCCTTCCTACCGCGCGCCGACGAACGCGGAGATCATCGCGGAGATCCAGGCCAAGCGGGCCGCTCGGGACGCCGTCGAGCGCGGTCTGTGAAGAAGGGCGACTTGGTCCGCACGACGAAGGACATCACCACCTGGAACAACTGGCGAGTGCCCGCGGGCACGCTCGGGGAAGTGATCGACGTCGAGAGCCACAGCGCGTTCGGCTGGCGCGAAGAAAACCGGCCCCTGGTCAGGTTTCGCATTCCGCTCATGGACCTGCGGGCGCGCGTGGCGCTTCAAGGCTCGGAGCAGGACGCTGTGTTGGTCGACTTGGTGACGGCAGTCGGAGGGCTGGAGCGGTAGATGAGTCAGTTGAGCAAGTCACAGAAGGTTGCGGTTGTCCAGGCGATGATCGAGCACGCCTACCGGCGTGCCGTTGACAACATCCAGGTCGCTCGCCACGAGGCGCATGCCCTGAGTCACCTCTTGACGGATCCGCTCGGCGACGAGGAGATCCGGTTGATGCTGAGTGAGTTCGTCGGGAAGCTCGCGGATGCACTGCAAGCCGCTGAGGCAGCGGTGGCCACTGCTCGCGACGACATGCGGAAGCAGACTACCAAGCTGGCCGCGAAGGCTCACGGGGTCGATCTGGATTAGATCGGACCGGCGGACCGGTTAGCGGCGCGCCGGTGACGACCCACTGGATCAATCGTCGAGTCACAGCGCCGCGGACGACCAGCGGGTCGCCGTTGACGGCCCCGATAGCCGCTCTGGCGACGAGCCGCAGTCGCTCGCCCGGCAGATTGTCCGGCGTAGCACCGACGATCGGAGGATTGCCGAGCCAGTCGATCAGGCTGGCGATGTGCCGCCACCAGTGCTCGTGGTCGGCAATGCGTGCCAGATGTGCTCCAGCCTGGTCTGAGCGAGCTTGCACCTCCCGAGCGTGGTCCTGGCTGGGGGCACTGAGCCACTGCCACGCTGCGCTGATAACTCGCCTCGGTGCGGCAGGATGGGGTGGCATCGCGATGTCGGGGCAGCCGGACAGCGGACCGTCGACTAACTGGTCGGCGATCGAGACAGCGGCGTAGACCGACACATAGCAGCCCCAGCGTACGAGTCCAGCGAGCCAGGACTCGAAGTCGAGCGAGCGACCGTCCGGTTCGATGAGTCGCGCCGGCCAGTGCCCGCAATAGGCAAGCAATGACACGTGGTCAGGTGTCAACTCGCCGCGGCGGACACGTTCGCGCAGCAGTCGCGCCGCTCCGTCCGACGCGAGCGAGCCGTCGGTCAGCATCCGCTCGGCTTCGCGAGCGCGACGGTCCGACGAGTTCACCTAGAACGCCTCGTAGGTCACGATCTGGTAGTCGCGCGAGAGCCGAGGCGACGGGAACTCCTGCGGCTCGGTGCGCAGCCCCGTCGAGAAGTTGTGGTCGATGTGCTCGCGCATGAAGATCGAGGCGCCCGGATGCGAGGGGAGCATGAGCTTCACCCGGCACTGGTCACAGACCACCTGAAGGGACGGCGTGTCGTTCATGCTTGGGTTCTACCTCAGAAGATCGGCGCCTTTCGGAGCTTGCCGGTGAGGTAGTCGAGCGTGCTGACGAGGCCCCCGTAGGTCGCCAAGAAGACCTTGTCGCCGCGGAGAACACAGGCGCAAACCCTGTGGTGTCCGTCTGTTAGGACGGGAGGACCGAAGGTGCCGCCCGAGCAATCGTTGTCGATCTCAACGGGGTCGTCGGCCCACCGCTTTGGGTTCTCCAGCAGCCAGCGAATGCGACCGGCGTGGTACTCGGCGGTCTCGGGGCGGAGGTGAGCCGATCGATGTTCCTGCGCGGGAACTCGCTTGACGAGTCGTCGAGTCGTCGGGCCTGGGCCCGCGTCAGGAAGATCGGCATGAACGGGTCGTAGTAGCGCAGGAAGCGGCTGACGACTACGAGGTACGTATCTTCGTGCTGGTCCACCTTCGTTCTTCACGGTCCGTCTTCGTCGACGAGGCTGTTGTCGATGATGTGGTACTCGCCGTCCGCGTCCCGACGGAGCGTGACCGAGCCTCCGAGCTTGAGGCTGTTGGCGAACACCTCGTTCGTGAGGCAGACGATCCGCCGCGCCAGATTGCCGGACACCAGTCGGCGCTTCTGGCCAAGCAGCTGGACGATGACGATCGCGTAGTCGTCGCTGCCGTTCCTGATTTCTACTACCTCGCCTGCGGTCGTCATCACATCGCATCCCTGGCGCGGATCGCGGCGAGCTTGCGCAGCGAGTCGGCCAGTTCCTCTTCCAGCGCGCGGTCGGTTCCTCCAGGCGTGGCCATCCGCATGGCGTCGAGTAGCTCCTGCGACTCCAGGATGTACACGCGCGTGAAGTCGTCGAACGGATCCACCTCGCCGAGGTTGTCGATCCGATCGAGGAGCTTGATCCGGCGAATCGCCAAGGGCTGACCCATCAGGCGGTCGATCTCCCGCACCTTCCGCGTGCGCCGGTTCATGTCCGGGTAGGCTTCCTTGGTGAAGTGATTCGTGAGACCGGCCACGATCCGCGCCACGACGGGGCCGAACCGCTGCTCGATCTCGTGCAGCGGAGTGCCGGTGTCCTCCACCACGTCGTGCAACCACGCCGCGGCGACCATCTCGGCGCTGGCATCGGGCAGCAACGCGACGCGCGACGCGACGCGAGCGGGATGTGTGATGTACGGCGCTGCGGTCACCTTGCGAGTCTGGCTCTCGTGCCGCTCGCGTGCGAACCGGGCCGCGTCCAGGATCAGCGAATCAGACAGGCTGGTCATCGTTCTTCCTTTCCCATCGCTCCCACTGAGCGACCATCGCGCTCAGCGAGCCTATTCGGTGTCGTTCGAGTGCGTCCAACCGATGCCAAGACCCATTGTCCAGGTGTTCTCTCGCCGCGTCTGCTTGATCCGACTCGTTGCCGTGCTCCAAGATGTCGGCCAACAGCCGAAGCGTCCCGATCAGTTGGTGCTTGAAGTCAGGGGTCATTCGGACCCGCCTCTCCGAATAGGTCTTGTCCTGTCGGACAGAACTCCGAATGGTCGGGGTAGGCGGCGCGACACGTCTCGCACGTAGACGTGTGTTGCTCTAGCCGCGCCTGCGCCATGATCTCGGCCATCTCGTCAGCCGTGACGCGCTCGGGCTCGGGCAACGCTCCTACCGCTTCGACGATCGTGCCGGGACTCTGACTCAACACATCGTTGATGAAGTGCGGCAAGAGCATCTGCATGGCAGAGACTGCGAGCGGGACCACCGCCGTAGACCGGTGAACGCAGCCCAACGTGTCCATGCCACCGCCGGTCAAAGAGGTAAAGAGGCTCCAGTTGAAGTCGAGCAGCCACAGACTGCGAGCAGACGGCGGCGGGTCCGTCCGCTTCGTCTCCAACAGGAACACGATGTCGGTGTCAGTGATTACCTCGTCGAGCAACCGGACCGAGAGGTTGGAAATTCGGTTGCTGGGATTGAGCCGATCGATCGCTGCGGCGCGCGCGACGGGTAGCAGTTCGAGGATCGCGTGGTCCTTCACGACCACCGTCCTTCGCGAATCTCCTGGTCCAGGTAATCCTCGACCGCCGCGTCGGGAAGAAACGCCTTGATGTGGGTGCCAGGAGGCTCCAGCGGGGTATCGCGCTGCTTGATGCGGCGCATGCGCTCAGCGCCCGGGCTCTGCTCGCCACAGGGGCAGAGAATCTTGTCGTCCCCACTGGATCCGGCGATCAGGATCCGTCCGCTACCGGGGCAACGGAAGAACTCGCCCGTGGCCCGCAGTCGCCGAATGAGGAGAAGGCGCCGTTCCGGTGTCATTATCTCGCTACTTCGACGGCTACCGGCATGCCGGCCGTGTCGTACTTGAGGCGGAACCACATGCCATCCAACGCGCCGCCGAGGCGCCGACCGACGCGCTCGGCCACGGGAAAGCACAGGGACGGGTTGTTCTCGTTGGGGAGGAGCACGTAGGTCGCGCCGCGCGGACCGGTGAGGTAGGCGCGGATCTTCACTTCGTTGTCCGCCTCGACCGCCTCGACCACGAGCCGGACCTGGTAGGTGGTGCGACCGATCGTCAGCGCGGGCCCTTGGACGTCGTGTACGATCATGCTCTTCTCCTACCCTTCCAGACAGAGCACGGTCCAGGTCTTACGGTCGAGTCTTAACTCGATGCGCCTGCTGGTCCTGCGCGGCCTCGTCTAGCGGCCAGATGTCCGCGACGCCGCGCTCCGCGCCCGTGGGATCGCCGTCCCCCAGCGCGCCCACTTGGTCGACCAGATGAGTGCGTTCTGAGGCGAAGCGCTGGTCCCCCTTGGCGGGGCTGATCTCGAACTTGAGCGTCGTGATGTCGTAGCCGCGGCTCTTCAACTCTTCGATGAAGGACGGATCGAACTTGTCCATCACGGAGTAGCGCGGGTTGCAGAAGACACCGTAGGCCAGGTGACCGTCGGCGTTGGTCTGCGCGCCGAGCGGCCAGTGGATCATCAGGTCTCTCTCCTTCTCACTCCAGTACACCCGCAGCTTGTGCTCCTTGGCCACGTGGCGCTTCTCCTTCTTTGCTCTCTTCCTAGCCATGCGGATGCTCCTTGCTGCGAAATTCCGAGTAGTCAGATATCTCGCCGCGATCGTTCTTGCAGCACTGGGCACACGTGCTGAGGTGCGTCCCGAAGTCGTCGGCCATGGCTCAGTTCTACCGCGCGCGTAGCCACCACCAGGCGAATCCCGCCGCGACGCAAATTGCTACGAGCAAGCAGTTTGTCATCTGCTTGTCCGTGTCCCGCCGGCAGTCCTGGCAGACGAAGTGCCGCGGATGTGGACCTTCGCCGCGGTGGAGCACGCCACAGAGCGGACAGGTGCGCGGCGCGCCCGGCTTGGGCATGCGCTGCTGGTTGCGGAAGAACCCGCACGCGCGTGAGTGCCCCTGCCAGGGGTCTCCTCCCGGGTCGTTCGGGATCTCACGCTTGCAGTCGGGGCATGTCATCGGAACTTGCGGGCCGAGTTCTCGACGATCGATCGAACTCGGTGCTCCGAACTCCGCAGGATCTCGCGCACCCGCGGCGCCTCGTTCCGTTGATAGTCCTCGATGATCGCCCGAACCTTGGGAGCTTCGTTGCGTTGCCAATCCTCGATGACTTGCCGAACAGTGCGGCCGGCACTGGTCACGGTTGATTCTCCTCGACTATGACGTCAAACGCGCGGCGCGCCTCGGACAGACTGCCGATCGTTCTGACCGCCCAACGCATGATCGAAACCGCTTTCTCGTTTCGGTCCTGGGCCACGCGACGAGACCGGCGCTTCGGCATGGGTTCATCCGCCGGTTCCCGAATTGGACGCAGACAGCGGGCAATCAGTTGTTGGAACTTCAGAACGGCGTCCTGATCGCCAGAAAGAACGCATTCGTTGAGGTGCTGGATGGTGCTCCAGAACCGCTGGACGATGTGCGGCTTGATGCCGGTGCAGGCGCCCAAGCGCACCACCAGATCCCAATGCGCCTTGCCTCGTTCGCTCGCCAGTTGACGTCGCCTGGCGTGCGCCTTCGCTCGGTCGGTCATGTCCACGTCCGTCCTTCTACCAGGGTAGAAGGACGTTGACTGGAGACACAATGACGATCACCGCCAAGCAGCTGGCTCAGATCATGTTCGAGGAGCTTGAGCGCGAGGCATGGGGCGACATCGACCCGTGCTGGTTCAAGCCGGAGGAGAACTCGGGAGAGTCGGACGAAGACGCTCAGGCGCTGATGGGAGTGCTGGAGCGTGTCGTGCAGCGGCTCAATGCCGAGCCCGTCTCGGAGGCGCCCAAGTGGTGGGAGTGTTCCTGGTGCGATGGCTGCGGCTGGTACGAGGGTGGCGCCGATGTCATCCAGACGAAGTGCGAGAAGTGCGCCGGTCGCGGCGTTCACAACCGCGAAGGGCACCGCGGTCGGCCGATCTTCGCCGAGGAGGCTCAGACGCTCGGGCTAGCCCAGATCTCCGATCCTGCCGGGCAGTGACGACACGTCGATACGATGGATCACGATCTCGGTGCCGTTCTCGTCCTCGCGGTAATCGGACGGCTTGCACGGCGTGCGCTTGAGGATGATCGTCTTCATCTCTCCGGGATGGTTGAGGTAGTAGTAGCTCACATCCGAGAACTGATTGAGTGCCTGCCGTCGGTAGGTGAACCGCGCGCGGGAGTAGACGACGTCCCACTCTGGCGCCACGCTTCGGCATTCGTGGAAGGAATAGAACTTGATCTCGCCCTTTCGCGTGATTCCGACGATGTAGTAGTGATCCTTCACAGGCGACGCCACTCACCGGTTCCGCGGATGAAGGCGACCATGTCGTCAGGCGTCGCCGGCTGAGAAACGCCGCGGGTGATTGCTTCGACGAGAGCCTCCGGGGAGACCGTATGAACTTCCCCGTGGCAGTAAAGCGCGATCTCTTTCAGCCGACGATGTTGAGTATCGACTGGGACTTCTTTCTGTGGCGCGGGCTCGAAGCCGCTGCGCCCAACATCGTGGTCCACCCGGGCACCGACAAGGCCAGCGAGGTCAGCGCCGGGTGGTTCTTCGACTGGGGGCATTCGGAGAACCGCGCCCCGGTCCTTCAGAACGTACTGTGGGGCCTCCGATACGGCACGTTCACCCGTGCTGGTCTCGATCCGCGAGTGGTCGCCGGATTTCGCGACGTGACTCCCGCACAGTTCGCCGACAAGCTCGCGGAGATCTTTCCCAGCATGGAAAGCGCGCCGGTCCTGGCCGGAGACTCCCACGGTTGGGGCTTCCGATGCGTACGCGACACGGCCGACATAGCAGACGGGCAACCGATCCGCGTGGTCCACTTCGACGCGCACGCCGATCTTGGCTACCTCAGCACCGAGGACATGCGACGAGAGTCAGAGCGCCAGCAGTTCGACTGCGCTTCGTGGCTCTACCACGCGATCAACGAGGGCCTCGTGGACGAGATGGTCTTCGTCTGGCCCGACTGGCGGAACGAGAAGGAAGCCGAGCAGGTGCGCAAGGCCGAGCATCTGCTACCGCTGCTGCCCAAGATCACGATGATGCCGTGGTCGGAGTGGGCCAAGACTCCGACCGCGGGAAGCGACGTGCTCTTGACCAACGTAGCGCGGTCCGGCGCTTGGGCCCCGCCCTGGTTCGACGACGACTTCCACCAGTTCGTCTTCCATCAACTCGCGTCGAACGAAGTCACGTGCCTCGACTGCGACCATGGTGACGGCGACCCGGTCGACTCCGGGGAACCGCACGCCTGCACGCCGCGCGAGTTCGCGCCGATCGATGTCCCCGATGTCCCCGGAGTCCCGACGTGAGCGACGAGGACACGCGCACGTTGGAGCGCCGATGGAAGGAGACCGGCGCGCTGGCCGATGGCGAGCGCTGGGTCGCCGCGGTACTGCGCGAGACCGGCACTCCGATCCTGCCGCTCATCTCCATCACGATGCAGACCGCGCGCTCTCTGAAAGAGATCGGCTTCATGTTCCAACCACAATCCCGACTCGCGCTCTTACGCGCTCTTACGTTCTACCCACCGTAGTCACAGGGAGCCGATCTTCTCGATCAGATCGGGCCTGCGCAGCCACTCGGCATGAACTCGAATGACGCGCTTCTTTCGGCGCCCGCAGCGACGTCCACTCACATGCAGGCGGATCGTGTAGACCTTCCCGATCGGGTCGTAGGAGAGCACCACGCCGCACCGGTTCAGAAGACGATTCCACGACTTGGGGTAGGGCAGCCCCGGCATCGGGTTGTAGAAGAAGATCTCCTCCCCCATGTTGAACTCGGGCTTGCTGAACTCGGACTTGCTCATACCCAATCGCGAGGTAAGTAGGAGATTAGTTTGTGCGCGGCCTGCTTCAGGTTGACGCGCTCGCACTGCCAGCGCTTCCCGCACCGCCAGCACTCCACGATGGTCCCCTCACGGTAGTGGCGCTGGTGGCACGACGGACAGCGCATGACGCCGGGGTCAGCAGAGAATGCGCAGCCCCAGTTGATCTCACCATCGTCGCCGACCGCATTGGCCGCGGCGCGACCGCCAGCGTTCCAGTCGAAGGGCTCGCCCTCGACGATGATCGGGCGCGCGATCATCACAGCAGCACGTCCGTGAACTCGGGAACGCCATCGAGCCGCCCGATCCTCGTTACCAGATCGCCGCTCTTGTAGCGGTCGACCAGGCGTTCGAGCTTGTCGGCCGCAGTTTGGGCCCACTGCCAACTATCCGAATTCCTTCTCTGTAGCGACCTGGCGGTCACCAGCCACAGAAGAAGTGCGACTCGGACGGCTTCCATCTCGCGCATTGAGACCTCGATCTCGGTCCCGTGGCGCAAGCGTCCCCAGATTACGTCTAGGACGTCGATCGTGCTTCGGTCAGAGGCGTCGATCGCCGATTGCGCCAGCGACTCCTGGGCCTGTCTCACGGCCAGGCTCACCGTCCTGTGCTGAGCGGTCGAGAGGCGCAGGATCCAGCGCATGACCTGTTCTACCTGCCCGCACCAAGAGGTAGAACACTCAGCATGACCTACCCTCTGTCGGAAGACGAGATCCGCCGTTACAACGCGGCTTTCCTGAGCTACATGCCCGCGGGGCTGATGCGCGACGAACTCGAACGGCAAGGGGCCGACGATCCGATCGCCACCTTCGAGGCATTGGTGGCCTACTACGCCGGGACCGACGAGGATCGCCGAGCGACTCGCGCGTGCTTCTACGCGATCGAGAAAGCCGAGTCGCTCCGTCCCGGCCCCACGTCAGGCGAGCTTGCCGAGCAGCTGGGGCAGTTGCAGATCGATGCGTTGCCCGACTATCTGGTCGATCTCTGTCGGAACAAGCTGATGGCACTGGTCCAGGAACACTCCAAGCTGGTCGACGTGACCCCCGAAGACGTCGTCAACGTGGTCGAGTCGTTCCATGAGATGTCGCTGGGCTACGGAGGCGACGACGATGATGACTCCATCGAGCCGATCGATCTCACGGCGCACGGCGACGACTTCGGCGACGACAGCTTCCTGAGCTACGCCGACGAAGACGACGGCAGCGGAGACGAGTTGGAGTCGGAGCCGTTCGACGAAGTCGGTGACGACGACTGACCGTCAGTCCGGCCAGAGTGCCCTAGCGATGATCTCCTCGTCGTCCGGCAAGGACGGCAGGCGCAGCGACGACGAACCGTGAGTGATGGTTCTCACGACGCGCGAGTCGGCGCTCACCGCGATCGATCCGCCGGAGATTGCCTGCTCGTCGGGGTCGACCATCTGCGCGTGGTCGGGCGTGTAGAAACTGATCTCGACGAATCGGAGGGAGTCGTCGGCCATGCGCACGTACTTGTAGATGCTGTTTTCGCGGCGGATCGCTTCGATGTCTGCTAGTTTGACGTTCATGGTCTAGTTCTACCTAGTCCTACGAGGGGCGATCACGATGATGAACTTCCGCTGCTACGGGACACTCGGGCCCAGATCGGAGAACGACATCAAGTGCAGCGGGAAGATGAACCTGATCGAGTTCGTCGTGCCGAATGGCGAGAAACTACCAGCGAACGTCTTCCAGGCTCAATCGCTCGAAGCCATCTACCGCGGCGACGAGTCAGACAGGAACCTCGGCGGCATCTTCGCGTGCGAGGCGCACCTGCGAACCGCTGCTTACGTGGCGCACACCAACGGTGTTCGCGGCACGGTGACCACGACGTTCGATGTCCTGCCCTGCCCCGCGTGCAAGGGGCTGGGCAAGGGTCCGGCTGCGCGAAGCGGATTCGGTCCCTTTGGCGAATACACCGTCGAAGAGTGCGAGACGTGCCACGGCCGCGCGTGCGATAGCTAGTCGCTCTTGTCGAGAGGCTGCGCGAGCGGTAGGCGCCTTGACTGCTCTTCGTAGTAGAGCGCGCAGTGCTGCAAGAACTCCTCGCGCGGGGGAAGCCCCGGCGATACCGGCTGAGCCTCACCCAGTGCTGAGTACAGTTCCAGATCGTTCTCCCAGCAGCGCGCATGGCCGCGGGCGTCCCGATGCTTGCGGATCGCAGCTTCCAGGAACTCGATGCGGGCGCGTTGCCACTGGCCGTAGTTGCTTATCCTCATGGGGGTCCTCAAGTTAGAGCGTCCAGCTGCGCCACCGCGACATCAAGCCGGACAACCCGATGGTCAGTCGGAGTCGATCGGCGCCACGTTCAGGTCGGGGCACGACTGTCGGGCTGTGTTGTAGTCCCGCACGAGCGACGCGCGCCGGTGTTGCAGGTCGAGCAGCACACCGTTCAGGCGATCGAACTCCGCGCGATCGTCGGAGCGCGAGATCCAGCGTTCGCTCGCCTCCTGCTTCTTTCGGTCGAGTGCCTCGCGTGCCGCGGCGATTTCGGCATCGAGTGCCCTGACTTCTTCGTGCTTGCGCGCGAACCACACGCGGTCAGTCGTCACGGTGACCGTCATGTCTTCCGAGCGTGCGACGAAGTGAACGATCACACGCACGATCGTCACGCACACCGTGATTGAGAGCACGAGCGTCGCGAGTTTCCAGACGAGTCGAGCGCCGCGAGCCGGGTCGACCACGCGCTCGGCTTCGTCAAGAGCTTCGTTGATGCTCACGTTGATCCTCCAGTTGCTTGAGTCGGTCGGCGAAGTAGTCGGCCGCACACTTGATGCTGCACACCACGACCATGCCGTAAGCCTGTCCGTTGGGACAGATGACGATCCACGCCGTGTCTTCGTCCGCGTCGGGCGCCGTCTGGCTGAGGTGTTCGAGCTTGCGACAGTGGGCGCAGCAGAACGGCGTTGCTTCTCGGATCGGTTCTTCCCGGCCTTCCCACTCGGTCGCTTCGTCCACGGCCTCGTAGTAGCGGTTCTTGCGCGGTGGCGGCCTCGGCCGACCAGACCGGCGTTTTGTGATTGGCACCGGCGCTCCACTCTGCCGGAGTTCCTTGGCTTTCTCCAGTCGCACCCAGCACGGACTCTGCTTGGGCACCAATTCGCCGGTGATGTAGTCGCGACGAACGCAGAGATCGGGCGCCTTAGCCCCGCATTTGCCGCAATCCAGGTCGGTAGACCACGGCCGCTTTGGTCGTCCCGGCCCCTCGGACTCGCGGATCACGGCGCGTGGCCACTTCCGCGGCAAGTCGGACAATCCTCGTGGTCGCCCTTGTCGACGGTGATGCGGCCCCGACCCCCGCACCTTGCGCACGGCTTGGGAACGATCGACGTGGGTGTACCAGCAGCGAGTGTCCCGACGCTCTGGACCAGATCGGGGCCCACGATCCACCACGATCCGAGTGCTTCGTAGTAGCGGCCGTCGTCCCGCCGGATGAAGAACCGCTCACCCCAGACCAGTAGTTGGGGTGGCGATGCGAACGGCGGGGTGAGCACGTCGCCCACATGGCGTCCGTCGCTCGTGTAGAGGCTGGTCACGGTCACGATGTCCCCTTCAGTAGTGGACCGAGGCCGCGGTCCTCTTCGATCACCAGGCTAACGCCTGGGCCGCTGCCGATCGATTCTGTGCGGTAGCGGGTCCCCAGAAAGGGAACGCCCCCGGGGGCGAGTGAGAGAGCCGCCAGCGCTTTGGCAAGCGCGGCAAGCGCACCAGGCTTCGACGACCTGGACGGTCGACCGATCGCCAGCCCGTCCGCCAGGGTGAGCACCTCCAGCATCTGGTCGCGTTCGGCGTCGGTAGGGAACATCTCATCGACCGTCGGTCGCGACGGGTCAGCCGCCCGAGCGCTCGCACGTTCCATCCACGCCAGCGGGACCAGGCCCTGGAGTGCGATCGAAAGTCGATGACCGTAGTCGTCTGTCATTGACACGTTTTACCCGCTGCTGCGGTTATCTAGCTCGCCGATGCGCTCGACCAGCGACAACACGCGCAGATCGCCGGCATCGAGCCATATGGTGCGATCGGGGAAGCGCACGGCCCACCGCCCTCGATTGTCCGATAGCTCGACCACGCCGCGCTGCCCGATGAGTATTGCCGACTCGGGCGCCGCGGCTCGGTAGCGACCGAGCAGTTCTGCGGCGATTTCTTCCGGGGAGAGGCTTTCAACGATGCCCAGCTGCCACTGATACCTGGCCAGCGCTTTGGCCATCGTCGCCTCGACGTAGTCGCCGGTCTGCATCGGCTCTCCCGGAATGGCGCCTTCGAGATACCAGCACCAGTAGTTGTCAGTATGGTGCTTGCGCCACGGGTTTCGTGGTCCCCGTGGCGTTTGAACTTGGCCAACCCGGCGAATCGTCTTCGCCCAGCCGCACGCGCGCGAGTGTCGGCCCTTGAGAAAGAAGGTCACCCGACTCGGGTCGATCGATTCGCGTCTGTAGTACCACTTGAGGCGATCGAGTACTTCGTCTGGGATCACGCGTCCAGTACGGCAATCCGGTCGACCACGGGCGTGTCGAGCCACTCGTCTAGTTCGAGCACCCGGTGCGCGAGAGCACGCTTTGTCACCCCAGGGCGCAGTTGTTCGATTGCTTCGATCAGCACAGGCCGAAACCGGAGTGCCTCGGGCCGCTGCCACGTGAGCGAGTGCTTGTCGCTCTTCGCCCAGTCGGCCGAGATTCGTTGGCGGGAGAATCGGATCAGGACACCGCCGGCAAAATCACCTCGTCCGTCGACGCCCCGTCGGACCAGATCGCGGATGTCTCCGAGGCGGGACGGTTGGTCTCGTTCCTTGTCGCAGTGATCCTCTATGACCGGCTGGAGCACGAGGCACATGTAGGACGAGAAGGACAACGAAACCATGTGCCCGTTCTACCAGTCAGTCGCTCAGCGCAAGCACGCAGGCCACAGTGAGCGCGCCGATGGAGCAAACCAGCAGGATGCCAGCGGCGGGCTCGATGTAGAACGAGGAGCACAGGGCGCCGGCCACGAACAGGACGACAAAGACCAACAGGAAGACCAGGACCGCGCGCGGTTTGTTCAGTTGGGTCATAGACTCATTGGACGAGAAAGGTCCCGACCGCGCCGCATCTTCTAACCGTCGAGGTGGTCGTTAACTCGTTTCGTCCAAACCACCTATCCGATCGATCAGCGTGAGTCGATGGACGAAACCCACCGGCACCCAGGCGCCCGGCGGTCCCTCGACCTGAAAGTTCACCAGGACGGTGTCGAGGTTCTGCACGACGACTTCGCCCTCGATGCGCTTGCCGTCGATCCACGCCCACACCGGATCCCCGGGCTTGAATTCAGTGTCCGCCATAGCTGGTATGACGTGA